ACTACATTAAGTTCATCTATTTATTTAACAGATGCAACACAAAGTAATAACGTAATTTTACTTTCACAATCTATTTATTTAACAGATGCAACTCAGAGTGTAAACATAACACAGACATCAGCGAGTGTATGGGGTTCATTCCAAAGTGCATCAGCATATAGTGCAAGTGCAGCAAGTGCTAGTACAGCATTATCTGCAAGTATTAGTAATACTTATATAAGTAATGATGCTAGTAATCAAACATTAACAAGTGCTCTTACAATAACGGGCTCTATTACAATAACAGGTTCATCTAATTCAAATGTAGTAGTAATTACTCCAGCATCTAATACTGCATCGATTGATATGAGTAAAGGTAATTTCTTTACCCTAACTATCCCATCTTCTTCTATAACTTTAATTAGAGCAACTAATATAAAAGAAGGTCAAACAGTTGGTATTAAATTATTACAACAATCACCATACGGCTCAGTTAGATTTGATACTCCATTTAAATTTTGGAGTGGAAGTGCACAATACAATACTGGTAGTGCGATAGCAGAAGCCGTAGATTTATATACATTTATGACATTTGATACAGCTTCGTTATATACATCAGCAATTAAAAATTTAGTATAGGATGAATATAATACCAACAGCACAATTTTTAGGACCTTCACCTTTACACATAGGTGATTATTATGAAGGTGGAATCATCGCATATTTAACGGGTTCATTTCCTAATCAAACAGGATTTGTAGTATCACAAGATTGGGTGCCTACTATTGATGTATCAGAATTAGGATACGCATGGGGGGTATTGGGAGATGATGTAGCAGGAGCAAGTGGCAGTGCAATAGGAACAGGTGCAATTAATACACAATACATATTAGATTACTATGGTAGTGGAAATACATATGCAGCACAAGTAGCAGTAACATATACAGCAGATGGTTATAGTGGATGGTTCTTACCTTCGAAGGATGAATTAAATGAAGTATGTGGACAATTTGTAGCTGGTAAATTAAATAAAGGTAATTGGGTTAGTCCTCGGTATACCTGGTCATCTACTCAATATAGTATAGGAAACTCTTGGTACTATGATATAAGAACTAATGTTACAAGTTGTAATGGTGGAGGTAGAACACCTTTCACTAAAACTGTTAGATTTTGGGTAAGACCGTGTAGATATATTACATACGATATAAATAAGCCATATGAAAACCTCTATGCACAATATTGATAACGTTTTATTAGAAGTAATGCTAGAATTAGCAGAGGATGAAAACAGAGATTTGAGAGAAGAAAACGAGAATCTATATGCATACATTCACTATTTACACAATATAAACAAGGATTTGGTTGATGATTATAACCAATTCGTTAAATTAGAAAATAGATTAAATTAAAAAAATCAATACAAAAAAATATACATTTGTTAAATAATTAAAATAAACTAATATGAACGCAAAACAAGTATTAAGTAAAGTAGCAAAGCTTTTAAATTTAGAAGCAGAAGTAACTTTAACATATGCAAAATTAGCTGACGGAACAATAGTAGAATCAGCAACATTCGATGTAGGTGAAGACCTATTCGTTGTATCAGAAGATGGAACTAAAACTCCAGCACCAAACGGAACTCATGAACTTATGTTGAAAGACGAAGAAGGAAATGAAACTCTTTTAAAAGTTATCACAGAAGATGGTAAGATTGTAGAAAGAGAAAACGTTGAATTGGAAATGATAGATACAGAAAAGTTACCTGGTGACCCAACAGAAGTAAACGATGTTAAAGATGAGAAAGCGGCAGGTGAGCAAGTTAAAGATTTGAAACCATCATCTATGTTAGCAGAAGTTGAACCAACAGTATCAGAAGATGCAGAAACAGAAGAAGTTGAAGCAATTCCAGCAGATACCGATAAAGAAGAAATGGGTATGCCAGAACTTATGAAGAAAGTAGAAGAGATGGGATATAGAATAGAAGAGATGGAAAAGAAATTAACTAAGATGGCAGAAATTGAAATCGAAGTAAAAGATGAGAAAGAAGTTGAAGAAGAGTTACCAAAATTAGATGGTGCTCCAATCGATGAAATGTACAAATTCTCAGCAGAACAAAACAGTAAAAGATTTGGAAAGAAAGTAGATAATTCACAAAACTCTTTCTTATCTAAATTATACAAATAATTAAAAAACAAAAAAAAAAGATTTAGAATGAAAAAAATTCAAAATTTCACAACAGGACAGCCGGCAGTTACTTCAACGTATGCAGGTGAGTTCGCTGGTCAATACATCGCAGCAGCGTTGTTATCAGCAAAAACTTTGGATAACAAGTACATTACTATTTTACCAAACGTAAAGTATAAGCAAGTTATCCAAAAATTAGCAGTTGCAAACATCGTAAATGATGCAAGTTGCGACTTTACAACTTCAGGTTCTGTTGCATTAACAGAAGCTGTAATTACTCCAAAAGAATTACAAGTTAACCTTAGCTTATGTAAGCAAGAGTTCGTAGATTCTTGGGAAGCATTGCAATTAGGATATAGTGCATTTGATACTATTCCTGCAAACTTCACAGATTACTTAATCTCTTATGTAGGTGGTGTAGTAGCTCAGGCAACTGAACAATCTATTTGGAATGGTGATAATAGTGCAAACGGTCAGTTCGGTGGTCTTTACAGAGCAATCACTGGTTCAGCAGCTATTAGTTCATCTGCAAGTGGTGCGGTTGATTCTTCAAACGTATTAGCTGATTTAGATGCATTAGTAAATGCAATCCCTAACACAGTTTATGGTAAAGAAGACTTAATGATTTACGCTCCAACAAACGTAATCAAAGCTTACCAACAAGCATTAGCTGGTGGTAGTGCAGGTGCAAACGGTTGGAACAACCAATTAAACGTAGGTGAAAAACCACTTAACTTTAATGGTATAGAAATTGCATTTTGCCCTGGTTTACCTTCATCTGCAATCGTAGCGGCTCAAAAATCTAACTTATTCTTTGGTACTGGTTTATTATCTGATTACAATACTGTAAAAGTATTAGATATGGCAGATTTAGATGGTTCTCAGAATTTTAGAGTGATTATGAGATACACAGCTGGTACTCAAATCGGTGTAGCTGGTGATATCGCTTACCACAAGAACTAATTAAACAACTAATTAAGGGGTGGGGAGTATCGTAGAACAGAAACTCACCCTTTTAACAAAACAAAAAACTTATCATTATGGCTTGTAATTTATCAGCAGGAAGAAACGAACCTTGTAAAGAAAGTATAGGTGGTTTGGCAGGTGTTTACTTTATCAACTATGTATCAGGCGGTTTCACCGTTTCGGGTTCATTAGATGGAAGTACTACGGCTTTACCATATGTTACATCTTTACCAGCAAGTTCATCAGTTTATTATTATGAATTGAAAGGAACATCAAACTATACTGAAACAGTTAATACATCTCGTGAAAACGGAACAACATTCTTCTCTCAAGAATTAACTTTGAATTTAAAGAAGTTAACAAATGAGATGACAACTCAGTTAAAACTTATGGCATGGGGAAGACCTCAAATCATAGTTTGGACTCAGAACGGAGATGCTTTTTTAGTTGGATATAAAGAAGGTGCAGATTTGACAGGTGGAACTATTCAGACTGGTGGTGCAATGGGTGACCTTTACGGTTATTCTGCAACATTTACCGGACAAGAACAATTCCCAGCAATTTGGATATCAGGTTCAACAACAACAAATGCAATTCCAACAGGTGTGTTAAACGGTGGAACTATCGTATTCGGTAGTTAATCAGTAGTATAGCATAAAAAATATTTAATAGGGTATCCTTAAAGGGTATCCTATTTTTATGTCTAAAATATATTTGGAAATGTGGAAAAAATGTTGTAACTTCTATATTAGAAAGAAAGCAGATAAATAATAAACACTAAAAATAAAATTAATTATAAATAAAAATATTAATGTAGATGTTTAAGTACAGAATAGGAATCAAGTACTTACATACTTAGATATCTACTTAATGTTTTAAATTTAAAACTTTCCAATTAGAAATACAGAACAATAATAATGTCCAACTACTTTTAAACTGATATTTGTTAAATTAGAGATAAATACAACATAATGCTGAGCTATTACCTAGATAATACAAATTCTTTTACGATTAGAACAGAAAATACTTCTTCTAATCATTTTACAATGTCTTTACAAGATATGATAACTCAAACTAATTCAACAGCAAGTTTAGTTAGTTCATCATTTACTTCTTATGAAAACTTATTAGCATTTACAGCAAGTATAAGTGGTGCATATACAGGACAAGAGTTTAGAGTAAGAGTATTAAATTCAGGCAGTAGTGAACCAATATGGCATGGTTCTTTGCAAGTATATCAATCACAATCAGTTGATAAGGCAGTATATAAAACACAGAATACTCAGTATATCTCAAATGAGAGTACTAATGAATATATTATAATGAACTAATATGAAGCAAACAACAAAATTTAGTATAGTAAATAATCCACAGAACAATATATTACCTGTGATAATTGAGGA